ACATAAAAAATGGGTAACCATAAAGTTACCCATCTAAAACTAAAACAAAAATGAAAAACAAAAAATTGACCACATACTAGGACTCGAACCTAGACTAGCTCTTTACCAAAACCGTGCGAACCATTACACTATACGTGGTGTTAGCCTCTCCCACCAATTCCGCTAACTTGTTACCTATGTCATAATTTGCGTAACTCCCGACACCACCAATCTTGTAAATTGCGTGTTCCCTTGGAGATTATTACAAGTCATCCAAGCCAGTATTTTACAAATATAGTTTAAATAAAGGTTACTTCCAAATTTAACTCAATATATATCTACCTCTTTCTATACTTCTACCACAAACATACTGTATTAAGTACCTTGCAGCATCAATACCATGATTCCATAAATCAATAGGAACTGATTTACCGCCTTGAGCAGCCTTAACTTTCCATGCGTAGTTATTGAACTCTTTAATAAGATTAATGCTCTTAGGGTCTATTATAATATGGTAATCTTGCATTATAGCTATACCTTTATTTATAGAATCTGGAAACTTTAACGTTGGTGTCATATTTAGTCCTGTAGACCTAAGACTCTGCCATAATCTAGGGTCTGCATTATCACAGACTATTAAATTATCTTTAGCATAACGTCTATTAGCGTGTTCTAGTTGCTGAGAAGTCATACCTTTTTGATATACGTGTTCTTTTAACCATATACGTTTAGTCTTTTTACATATAGAACCTTCTATAAGAGTACTAGGATCGTTTGAGAATCCATAATCTTGACCGAATATACTATCTGAATCTTTTCTAAAGTCTCCAATTTCCCAATCTGTAAATATAACTCCTTCTGCTCTGTTTCTCCAACCGCCAAGGATAACATACTGATACTTCTCAGGTTCTTTCTCTTTCATCCTAAGAATATTCTTTAAACTACCTTTCTCTATATTGTCTATGTTGTCAAGGTAAGTTGTATGAATATAGTTTACATCTTCATTTTGTCCGTTAAAACCTCCCGAAACACCTCTGGCTTCAAAGAACTTACCATATATAAAGTGTTCTTTTGTAGTAGGGTTCATAATCATTATAATTCTATTGTGCTTGCCTTTAACACGTACAGACAAATCAATAGTATCAAACTCATCTTCATTTGTCATCTCTTCTGCTTCATCTAAAATCCAAGTAGTAATACCTGCAATAGATTTTAAATTCGCTGTTTGATTTCCTGATGATGTTTGAATACCAGAAAAAATAATACTAGAACCTGTTAGCTTATTAGTTATCTCTTTCTTTGTTACTTCAAAGTGTTCTTCAACTCCTAACAACTCTATCTTAGCCAAGAACTCTGGTATAATAGACTTCTCAGCAGATGTCATAGTGTAACGAGTATATAATATCTTATGACCTATTTCGTATGTTAACTGTAACGTAAAAACAGTAACACCAAAAGACTTACCACTATTCCTACCACCTGTAATTACATTGTATCTACAATCAGAACCATACAAAGACCTATACTTAGGGTTAAGTTTAACGTTACTCATTAAGTGTATCTTGTTCTGGTGTTATATCAATAGTATTATCTTCTATAAAAGAAGCAATAGGAATGTTTACAGTCTGTTTAATATCCACTTCCTTATATTCCTTTGGTTTGCCATAATTATACTCTAATAACTTCTGTAAATGAGGGAAACTACCACTTTTAGCGTTCTTTGCTATATCTAACCAAAACTTTTCTTCACTCCCCCATTGTTTTTTAATAGCGTTCTGAGATATAGCTCTTAACTTCTTCTCTGTAATCTTAGGAGGTCTACCAGCTTTACCCTTAGTACTATGACCACCATTAGTCTTTCTTCCGTCTACCTTTTTAGGTAATTCTTTATCTTCTTCCATAATCAATATCTTATATTATAAATAACTAATATTAATTAATTGATTCTTGAAACAGAATTAATCCTTAAAAGACTTTTGAAAAAATATACTTATATATAATTATTGAACACAATTATCCTGTATTCATTTATAATTATATATTTGTGCCTATCGGCATTAAAGCAGTATAATCTTACTCGGAAGAGTAATGTTAGTTTCTTATTATGGTACGAAGTTACACAAATTATTTTTAAGAATCAAGTATTTGAATAAAATAATATATATCAATAAACCTATGTTAATAGATTGTGTTTATTTGTTGTTTATTCAAAAAAAAGTTGTATTTTTGCATAGAACATAAAAACAATATATTATGAAAAACGTATTTGGTAAAAAAGAAGAACTAAAACTTTACAATAAAGAAGGTAAAATAGTTTATAAGTCTGTTATTCGCCCAGATGGGCAGTTGAATGAATATACTTATGATTCTTTTGGTAATATTTTAACCTATAAAGAATCATACGGTTATTCTCATGAATATACTTATGATTCAGATGGTAACGAATTGACTTATGAAAACTCATACGGTTATACTTATGAATATACTAGAGATTCTAAGGGTAATGTTTTAACTTATAAAAACTCAGATGGTTATACTGAAAAGTGGAGAAGAGATTCAGATGGTAACGAATTGACTTATGAAAATTCAAATGGTTATACTTATGAATATACTTATGATTCTTTTGGCAATGTTTTAACCTCTAAAAATTCAGATGGTTATTCTTATGAATATACTTATGATTCAGATGGTAACCAATTAACTTATGAAAACTCAAGTGGTTATTCTTGTGAATATACTTATGATTCTTTTGGTAATATTTTAACTTATAAAAATTCAGGTGGTTATTCTTATGAATACACTAGAGATTCTAAGGGTAACAAATTGACTTATGAAAATTCATACGGTTATACTTATGAATATACTAGAGATTCTAAGGGTAATATTTTAACTTATAAAAATTCAGATGGAGAAAGAAGAGGTTTTAATATACCAGAGTACACAACAGATCAGTTAGTAGAGATATTGAAAGATAAGATAGGAGAATTTAAAGTAGTGGTTAAGTGATTAGTTTAGAATATAAAAACAATATATTATGAAAAACGTATTTGGTAAAAAAGAAGATTTAGAACTTTATAACAAAGAAGGGAAAATAGTTTATAAGTGTGTTATTCGTCCAGATGGGCGGTTGAATGAATATACTTATGATTCTTTTGGTAATATTTTAACCTATAAAGAATCAGATGGTTATTCTTTTGAATGCACTAGAGATTCTAAGGGTAACGAATTGACTTACAAAGACTCAAATAGGCATACTGCAAAGTGGACAAGAGATTCAGATGGTAATAAATTAAAATACGAAAACTCAAGTGGTTATACTTGTGAATATACTAGAGATTCAGATGGTAACGAATTAACCTATAAAAACTCATACGGAGAAAGAAGAGGTTTTAATGTACCAGAGTATACAACAGAGGAGTTGGTAGAGATATTGAAAGAGAAGATAGGAGAATTTAAAGTAGTGGTTAAGTGATTAGTGTATAATTAAAAACAATATATTATGAAAAACGTATTTGGTAAAAAAGAAGATTTAGAACTTTACAATAAAGAAGGTAAAATAGTTTATAAGTGTGTTATTCATCCAGATGGTTATTCTTATGAATATACTTATGATTCTTTTGGTAACGAATTAACTTATAAAAACTCAGATGGCTATTCTTCTGAATACACAAGAGATTCAGATAGTAACGAATTAACCTATAAAAACTCAGGTGGTTATTCTTGTGAATATACTTATGATTCTTTTGGTAATATTTTAACCTATAAAAACTCAGGTGGTTATTCTTATGAATACACAAGAGATTCTTTTGGTAATATTTTAACCTCTAAAAACTCAGATGGTTATTCTTATGAATATACTTATGATTCTAAGGGTAACGAATTAACTTATGAAAATTCAGATGGAGAAAGAAGAGGTCTATGTTGATTTACAAGTCTATGTCAAAAATAGACAAAAAAGCAAGTGAATTATTTATAAATAAAATAGTAAGATAATGAGTATAATAGAGAGTATATTTAGTATAGAATTAAGAGAAGCAGTATTAATAGGAATAGACAAAGAATCATACGAATCAGAGAAGTATTATGCTACAAGTTATGGTTTATCTCTCTTGTGTTTAAAATTCAAATTAACTTTAATATATGGAAATGAATCACTGGAAGAGTAATAGTTTAACAAACAGGGCTAAGTATTACAAGACTATTGATGACTTTCCAGAGGGTACTGTTGGTTTTGTTTACAGAATAACGCACAAGGAAACAAATGAAAGCTACATAGGTAAGAAGATCCTAAAACACAAGAAAACATTACCTCCATTAAAAGGTTATAAAAGGAGAAGAGTAACCTATAAAGAATCTGATTGGCAAACATACACAGGAAGCAATCAGATAACAAAGAAATGGAATCATCAGGATTGTTATAGAGAAATACTAGAAACTTGCTGTAATAAGACTATAATGAGTTATTTCGAGGTTAAATATCAGTTTATTCTAAATGTGCTAGAGAACGATAACTACCTGAACGAGAATATATCAGGAAAGTATTATAAAGATAAAATTAAAGAATATATAAAAAAAAGTAAAAAATAACTTGCACACGACAATAACTTAAACTATATTTGCTATATGAACGACAAAGATATATTAGAGCTTTTTGAGACTAACCTAGAGTATATTGAGGTATTAAAGAAATCCTTAAAATCAAAGGATAGTATAATAGAGCATTTAACAGACGAGTTAAAGAAGCGAGATTTAAGAATAGAGGCAATGAATACAGAAGTAAGAATAGTTAGAAACCAATTAAATAAAACAAGATTATGATTAAAAAACTAGTAAACATTCAAAGAGAATTAAAAGCACCTAAAAGCCAAAGAAATGTTTTTGGTAAGTACAATTACAGAAGTTGTGAGGATATATTAGAAGCCGTTAAACCATTAGCAAACGCAGAGGATTGTATTGTGACTTTATCTGATGAGGTTGTTATGGTAGGAAACAGAATTTATGTTAAGGCAACTGCTATTATTACAGATGGTAGTAATGCGATAACAACATCAGCATTAGCAAGAGAACCTGAGCAACAGAAAGGAATGAATGAAGCGCAGATAACAGGTTCAGCGAGTAGTTATGCTAGAAAGTATGCTTTGAATGGTTTGTTTGCTATTGATGACACAAAGGATGCAGATGCTACAAATAAACATGGCATTACCAATAAAGAGGTTAAAAAAGAGTTTACTCCTAAAAACCAAGGTCAAAAACTCTCTGAAAGAGTTTCAAAACCTAACGGAAAGCAAGTGTTAACACATGAGGGGTTCGAGTTCTTAAAAAAAGAAGGAACATTGAATCAAGTTAAAGCGGCAATAAGCGATAGAGAAATAACAGATTTACAAAAGAGTGCATTACTAATACTAGAAAGACAATTATTAAATAAATAAATAGATAAATTATGAGTGAATTAGCAATTACAGGAAGAATTAAGAATTTTAAGGATGTACAAAGAGGTGTTGGAAAGCAATCTGGTAATCCTTGGTCAAGTCAAGAGTTTGTAGTATCAAATAATGATGGGTACGAGGGCAAGGAACAAGTTTATTGCTTCAAGGTATTTGGAGATGACAAAGTAGAACAGTTAACTAAGTTTAACAAGATTGAGGATGAGGTTAAAGTTATGTTTAATATATCAGTAAACGAATACAATGGTAATCATTACACTACTCTTAATTCATGGAGGATTGAGAAGATTGGTGTCGTTAGTGCAGAACAGCCTTCTGATAATGAAGTAGATGATCTACCATTTTAAAAAATAACAGGGGTGGGTTCTGCCTACCCTTTTTTATTTAAACATTATGACAAAGAAAGAACAAGAAGTGTACGATTACTTATTGGATTACAGAGCTGAGGAAGGTAAATTTAACCTTTCTAATAAGGAAATGACAGAAGTCCTTAATATGAATGACAGAACTCTTTACAGGGCTTTAAAATCGCTTGAAAGTAAGGGTTTAATAAGAAGAGAAACTGTTAGTGTGGGAAATTTTGGTAAATCAAGAACAATTATTATATTATGACATTACTAATATTAACTATTGTAGCATCTAATATATTTGCTATACTTCTAATAAAGTATCTGGATGAAAATGGAAACATTTAATAAATTTTTTAATTATGAAAAAAAGAAGAAGGAGACTGACAGCTTCAGAGGCGGAATCTTTAGGGCTAAAGCCAAAAAAAAATGATATAGGTAGAAAAAACTCAAGGTATCAAGTTTATGAAAAGGATTGGCTAAAAATTGTTTCAAAAAGAGAAGCTGATAAGCAATCGGAAAGAAGGGTATTGGTTTACGATATTGAAACATCAAGAGTTCCTGCTTTAGTTTGGGGGACAGGCAAGACTTACATTAAACACTCTCAGTTAAGAGGCAGAACTAAGATTATATCTATAGCGTGGAAATATGTGGGTGAAGATAAAGTGCATCACCTTACATGGGATAATAACCATTGTGATAAGAATATGTTGGCAAATTTTTTAAAGCATTACAATAACGCTTACATGGTAATAGGTCAGAATAATGACAATTTTGACAACAAGCTTGTAAGTACGATAGCGGCTTACCATAGGTTAAGGGTAGACAGGTTTGTTAAGTCTTTTGATATATATAAAATGGCTAAAAAACATTTTAGGCTTCAAAGTTATTCAATGGCTTTTATGGCTGAGTATTTTTGCTTGACTTTAAAGCAATCTCATGAGGGTTTACACATGTGGGACATGATTGAGTTTGGAAACAAAAGTGAACAGAAAGAATACCTAGATAAAATGGTTAAGTACAACAAAGGAGATATTGTAACTACAGAAGAGCTTTATATGACCTTAAAGCCATATTTTTCAACTGTAACAAATAATGCAGTTAGAAAGGGTCTTGAAAAGTGGAGGTGTCCTGTTAGTGGTTCTGACGATGTAAAGCTTATGAAAACTATATATACAGAAGCGGGTACTGTTCAGAGAATACTTTATTGTAATGAAAGTAAACACCAATACAAAGTGTCTAACAAGACTTATATGGATTTCTTACAGAGGAAGATATGGGATATGTAGTTGATGAAACAACAGGATTAGTATATCCTATAAAAAATAAAGTATCTGGATGAAAAAGGACATATTTAACAAGCTAGAAATATACTTTAAAGACAACAAGAATCAATGTAGAACAGACTGTCCAAGATGCTCGACAAAAAACTCCTTATCTGTAAACAAAGGATTAGGATTGTATAATTGTTACAGTTGTGGTTTCAAGGGTAAAATAAAAACTAATTAAAACAAGATGGTAAAACTAACAAAAAAG